GTGTTCTCGGTGGTGTTTCTGTAGGAATTGACCCATCCCGGTGATATGCCGGCAGGGTATAGAGGGTTAGTTGATTGGTTTGTTGCCGCGACTGCCGTTGCATGACCGGTGTGCGGCTTTTAGCTCGCTGGCTTGAACGCCTGGCTCGATGTGATCGGCCTCGAACGGATCGTTATGTTTGTAGCCGTCACCGCAGATGTGGCAGATGATGGCGGTTGCTCTTATTAGGGCTGCACGCTTGCGATAGTCGCCCGAGTATTGACCGGTTTGTTTTTTGACTTGATCGCGTCTTATGTTGTGAAGTCTGTCTGATTCGGCCTGGTGGATGGCACAGAGATTGCCGAGCGATAAGTTGCCGCAGATTCTGCAGGGTTTAGGGAATCGGCCCATCAGGGCTTGCCCTTGTCGGTTGTGTAAAAACCGTTTCCTTTAAAACTTATTGCGACACCGCCTAACACCTGGTGCATAGGGCTGGCACATTCGGTGCAGATAACCTGTGCCGGCTCATCGTCATGGATAGAGCGCACCTCTTGCATGATGTGACCATTGCCACATCGGTACTCATACAACGGCATTACTTCAGTACACGCTTAGCAAACTCTTTGATGGCTACAGCCTCACGCTCAGCACCCAGTTTCATCAGCTCAATGTAATAAGCGTTTAGTGCCTCGAGTAATTGTTTAGCATCCATTTCTTTTCTTTCTTTGGCCTAGCCTTTACCGACTCGGCAAATTCTGCACTCACAATTCAGCCCATCGCGTTTCTTACGATCTATGCCATAAGCCTCAAGCGGTTTGACTTCAGCGCAGCGTGAACATTGTTTAGTAACGCCAGCCGTTATCAGGCCCTCGATGTGATCCAGGTTGATGCAGTCCGAGTAATTACAAAGCCTAATGCCTGGCCGATACAAAACACCGCGCTCAGTTATCGGGCGGCACTCATCATCCAGCTCACCCTGATAAGGCTGGCATACGCCATAAGAGGTTTGCAGTTTAGTTTTCTTACCAGCCTGGCACTCTTGGCAACCCCAAAGGTCGCGGCCACGCTTAGCGCGCTGATTGGCAGTATCCTCTTTCATTGCACAACCGCAACGCAAACACTCGGCCATTAGCCCACTCGAACGAATCTCATCTTTGTATTCTTTACGCTGGCCGAATCTAAGTCAAGTACCGATGTTGTCTGCCCTCGCTTGAACCCGGCATGGATAACTTTGTTGCCGCCAATGTAGATGCTGGCATGAAAGAAAGTGTTGGTACCTGGATAACCGAATAGCACCAGATCGCCGATGGCTGGCGATGCGACCTTGATGCCGGCGCGAGCCTGTTTGTTGGCCGAGTGAGGCAACTCAACACCGATCTGTTGATAAGCCCACATGGTAAGCCCTGAGCAATCCCAGCCTCGAGGCGTGCCACCGCTAAACACATACCAAGTTTTGCCAATGCGTTTCTTGAGCTGCTTGATAACGCCCATCATTCGATGCTCGATTGCATCTTGCCTAACGATAGACATGAAATCAGGGTTTGTTTTTACGATGGGCTTAGGCGCTGGCATTTGTGCAGCGGTTGCGGATGATGAGCATCCGGCCAAGATAACCCCCAGAGTTGCGAGGGCAATTAGTTGTTTCTTCATTGGGCCACTTACCTTTCTATGGGTTAGTTGGGTAGCTTATTGTCGAACGATATTCAGTTGTAGTGGATCATCAGGGATTCGAACCCTGCTCTGATGGATGCGCCTGAGCGCCTTAGCCACCATCGAAACCTGTTATGACCCTAGAGCTTGATGACCGAGCCTTGATAGTGAATGCCCTTAGACAATTCTAGGCATGTGATGCCCGGTGCAGAATCCTCGCCCGAGATGCGCCTGAACCAACCCGAGCCGTTGTCGCTGGTAGATGCTTGCACCCAGAATCTTGAACCGCCGTTGTGACTTGCGCCAGCCTCGACAACTCGCAGATGGTGAAAGTGTGCAGTTAGTAGCAGCGATGCTGATGCAATAGTTTGATTGCCGAAAGTGTTTTGCCGCCACCATGTAAGAGCGTTTTCGGGCCTCGAGTACTGATGCCCATGCGCGATGCCTACCAGGTGAAAGCCGTCATCGAACGCATCAAACACCAAAGATTCTTCATCAGGGTTAGGTATCAAGAAAGACACCGGCAACCCGACCTCTACGGCTAGGCGGCGCACCTGTTGCAGAATCACAATGCCCCAGTCATCCACGCCAGGCTTGCCAATCTGTTGGCGATTCACGCGCCATTGGCAATGATTAGAGCCGATGCTTGCATAAGTGACCGGCGCATACTTTGTGGCCATCTTCAAGAAATCCCAGATCAGAGATGCAGCCAAATCGACCTGTTGCATTACCGAGAGATCGTTAGTCTGCAACTGAGTCATGTTGGCCGTGTTATCAATGCCCTCGATTATGTCGCCCAAGTCCAGCGCATAAATGTGTGAGTACTTGCCGGCTTTTAGTTGCGCCTCGATGCGGTCATAAGATTCCAAGATGCGAGAAATCAGCTCTTGCTTACCGCCCCTGTGATCCGACTTGCCAACCTGAAAATCTGCCAGGCAGACAACAAAAACCTTGCCCGACTCGGTTTGCTTAGTTGCCGGTTTCTTTGTTTTCTTTGCGCTGGCATACAGCGTTGGCAGATCAGGCACAGACCCGATGCGCTTACGGAAATGGAAACGCCATGAAGATAACCATTGAGGCTCGAGAGGGAATGGGCGCGCGACCTGCCAACGGCTAGTGCGAGGCGTACCGATTACTTCATACTCATCAGGCGAAAAGCCCTGCTCAATCAGAAACTCATCAAAGTTAGGCAGCTCATCTTCAGGGATGGCCGGCATAGTCGCCGTACCATTCGTGCCATCAAACTCGAGGGCTGGCCGCCAATCCTTTGGCGCATCAATCTTTGGTGCCGGTTGCAGATCATCAAGCATTAGTTAATCTTCCCACATGAGCATGAACCCCTGCGATGATTCGCAATGGCGCTATCAGATAAAACCAAACCTCGCCGTTTCAACTCGATGCTGAGAGTACGCACCGGCCACAGATCGAGAGAGTCAAGAGCGGTTTCTAGAATTTTCTTATCTTTGGCATCAAGCGTTTCCAGTACCGAGCGAACGCGGCAGTTGTAAACCCTTTGAGGCGGTTGCAATCCATCAAGCATCGTTACCCTTTCAACGGCTCTAAGTCTGCCAGAGTCTGAGCCAAAACCACAACGGTTGGCATAGGCGTTTTCTGGCGTGCCTCATGGCGCAACACCTGGCATAAGTCTTGGCGTATCGCCTCGAAGTCATCAGACCAAACTAAGTTATCGTCTTTCACCAGCTCATAGGCTCGAGCTACAATCTCACGATCCGAGCGAATCCAACTCATTCGTCATCACCAGCCCTAATCCAGCCGGCAATCAACGCACAGCCAACACACAACCAAAAGCCCACAACTAAAACATCCATCAGTTATTTGCCCCTTTGAGTAAGTCCATAACGGCGGTTTCGATGATCGCATGGGCGTGGCCGCCCTCAGCATCGTGAGCCGGTGCAATCGAATCAAAGTAACCCTTGACCGCATCCAATAGGCGCTCACGCTCGATCTGTGCAGCTCTAACTTTGTAATCCTCGAGCAACGCCGGCGACATGGTGAGTTGGCGGTAATCCATGCCCTCATCGATTAGGCGGTAAATGTCCACCCAATCCCAGCGCAGATTCAAATCCCAATCTTTCAAGATGGCAATGATGCGCTTTCGCTCATAGTCGCGGCCCTTGAAGAAACCCTGAGTGTACTCATTCTGATTCACCGTTGGCTGAAACCAAGCCGGATTCACATCCCAATTCATCTCTGGCTCAAGCATTAGTGAACCCTTTACGGCGTGATCGGCGCATACGGCGGCGAACGGCGGCTTTCCGGCGGTGTGTTGGCCATTGAATGAAGTTGCTAGACATTCCCATTTTTTACCCCTTTGATAAGAGCGATAGCCAAACGCAAACCAATAGCAGTTTGCGCGTAATCAGGCCAATCTTGATTATCTGACTTGAGCCATTCGTAATACTTTTCATTATCGAAATCGGTTAGCAGTTCAAGAATGCGCTCACGCTCATCACTTTGACCTGTTGCATAGGCATTAGAAACAAATTTAGCCAAAGCACTATCTAGGGTTTCCCAGATTTCTTTTCTCTTATCAGACATTTGGTGCCTCTTTCTGTAGTCGGGTAATCAGCTCGCGCAAGTCATAACACTTGCCGCCATGATGCGAACAGCGCCCATCATCATCGGCTAAAGCATCAAAACAAATACGGCGCTTGATAAGTGCAATGATGCGCTCACGCTCACGCACCTCACCCTGCCGGCGATAATTCTCGCGAACCGGCTCGCCATGCACATCAATCATCAACAAACTCCTCACCCTTGATAAGGGCAATACATTGAGCAACTACACGCCCACGCGCAGTAGACCGCCGAGCATTACACTCGCGGCGAAACATGTCCAGTTGGCGCACAATGCGAGTTTCAGTCACAACCGCCACCCGATCCAACTCGGCAGCGTAATTCATTTTGCCGGCCTCAACACCAATCAGGTAAGCCTGGCGCACTTCAGGTTTAGTTAGGTCAATCACTTCAGCCCACCTCGCAAACGCTCAATGATGAGATCGAGGCTCGGTTTAGCCGGGTGCAAAAGCATCGAATCAAGAAAGTTGAGTATGCGCTGCTCAGCCTCGAGCTTGCCCATCTCATAAGCGGTGTTAGATGCCTCGCGCACAGCCAACTCGACCTGCTCATAAGTGAAATCAGTTTTACTCATTTGCGACCTCGCTTGATTCGTGATGAACGAATTGCGTGAATCTGAGCTGCAATAAGAAATACGCCAATGATGATGATGGCGATCGCGCCAACCACTTTCGCGTATCCGTTATCGCCCAACCAAAAGCACAAACCAAGAAAGCCCATGCCGCCAAAAATCATCAAGATTTCTGTAAATTTCATTTCTGCCTATCTTTCTGCCGGCCCTATACCGACAAAACCCAGATTAGGCACAAATCAGGCTCAGGTCAAACATTTACACGCCCTGATTTCGAGCCGTTATCAAAGCGTTACAAACGCCAAATTTCGACTTTAGCGCCAGGCTCGGGCTTGGTATTAGGGCCGCACCAGACCTTTTCAGCCTGAATCTTTACAATCAGCGCATCATCAGCCAACAGCCCACCAATGGTGAGCGCATCGCCCACCGCGCGAATGTAGTGATCTAGGTCGGGTTTGCCACCTGGATAGATTTTGTATTTAGGTTGCTTAGGTCGATCAATGTAGAAAGTCATTCGCACCTTGACCGGCTCAATAAACCTCGACACATCTTCAGTATCGTAAAAGAGTTTCTTTACAGCCAAAACCACATCGTTGCGCCAAGCCGGTAAATGTTTGCTCGCCTCAACCATTACAGCTCGCTTGCCGATAACAAAAGCATTCTTGCTACCCTGTGGCGCTGGCCTACCATCCACAAACAGAAACGCATAGTCGCGCCCAACCTCATCAGACATTAGCGGCCTTTGGCCAGAAACCCTGCAGCCGTAAAAATGTTTAGAGCCAGCAACAGAAACGCCACAAACCTAACCGGGATTGGCAGCGCCGAGTTATCAACCGACAACCACATAAAAAATGCGTTAGCGGCAAAGAAAACTAAAACAAATGCCTTAATCATTAGAACGGTGTAGCGCCAAAGCCGGTAAGTAGATCGGCGGCATTCGATTCGCTAGGGTTGCCACTCTTAGCCAGGCGCTCAGCGGTTGCTTTCGTAACCCAGAAAGAAACCTGAGTTTCGCCAGCATCATTCTTCCACTTGCTAATCTTCAGCTCGCCGGTGACTTTGTAAAGATTATCTTTTACCAAACCCAAGTCATCGAGCGCAACATTGAAGTAATGCTTTTCGACAACTTCCCACTCACCAGCATCATTCTTACGATTCACCGGTACCGGAATAACTACATACTGGCCGGCCTTTGATTCTTTGATTTCGCCGGCATAACCCTGAATTGTTACAACTAGATTTTTAGCCATGATTCACCTTTTCTTTAGAGATTCTCTGATTCTATTGATTGCCACCGACAATATGAGCCGTAGCAACACAGTCGGAATGACCACAAACACGATCACCAGGCATGAAAAGAGCGCCATCAACAATGGGCCTATCAAAGCGATCAAATTTGCCATGAAACGGTACACAGATTTCGCCATTGTATTTCACCATTTTCGCTGGCCTAGCTCGGCAACTGCCACAGTACTGAGCCAAGTGTTTTTTCTTAGGCACAACCACCCAAATGAAACCGCACTTGCGGCATTGCACCTGATTTTCTTCCACCGGCCCAACATTAGCGAATTTGTGTGACTCTCGCAAACAAACCATCAAACTTGAGGGCAAAATGTCCAGTCTTGCCATGCCTATTTTTGGCAATGTTTAGCACCAGCTTTGACTTTTCTTCCTTGCCATCAGTATCAGACTGCTCGCGGCTTAGCAAAATAACCACATCGGCATCTTGCTCAATCGAGCCAGAGTCGCGCAAATCAGCCAAGCCAGGTGAAGTATCTTTACGGCCCTCGATCTGCCGGTTGAGCTGAGCCAACGCAATGACTGGCACCTCGAGATCGCGCGCCATAATCTTTAGACCGTTAGAGATGGCCGTAACCGATTCGTAGCGACTCTTGCCACGATCCGTATCTTGCATGAGCTGCAGATAGTCCACAACTATGGCAGCCAACGGTTTCTTGCGACTCACCTGCCTGGCAAATGCTCGCACCTCAGCCAAAGTCTGCCCCGACTTATCTGCGATGGCGATAGGTCGCCCAACGGCATCACGATTCGCGCGGATTCTTTCCCAGTCCAAATCGGTAAGTGTGCGCTTTTCGAGGTGATCCATGCTCACATTGCAAACGCTGGCAAATAGGCGATTTACAATCTCGCGCTTACTCATCTCGAGCGAATGAAAACTTACTGCGCCATGTTTTGCCAACTGGTATGCGATGTTTACTGCCACAACCGATTTGCCAACTGCCGGGCGCGCGCCGATGATGTAGAGCGCACCAGGTCGAAAACCGCCAATAAATTCATTGAGATGCGCCCATTCGGATGCGTGAAAATCTGGCTCAGAATCCAAGTGTTGCACCGCCGGCAATACCAGCTCAGAAACAAACTGCACCGGGTCATGCAAACGCTTTTCAGCCAGGTCATCAATCTTGACTCGAGCGAAATCAATGGTCGCATCAACATGATCTTCAGGCCGTTGCGCAGCATCCGAAAGCGACAACCCAACCGAGTGCATTGCGATGCGCGCGTTGCGATCGTGAATTAGTTGCTCATAGAAATCGGCGTTTTTGTGTGTTACCACCTCGCCGGTGCATTCCCACAAATAAACAGACATGCTCGGTTTCTTGGCCGTTACGGTAATAACATCGATGCCCTCGCCAGCCTCACGCATGGCGCGCATCAAAACAAACATCTCGCGCTCAGTTTCGTTTCTGAAGTCATCTGGTATCAGTTTGGTATCAGCCAAGAAATCGCCTTGACTTAGCAAAATGGCACCGATGATCAGCCTCTCGGCTTTTGCCTCATACATCAGAAATCACCCAAAATCTTTCTTTCGGGTTGAGCCGGTTGCTTTTCGGCAGCCCACTTTTGCGCCCGATTCATCCAAGCCTGGTAAGTCAAATCCCAATCCACAAACTTTGACCCTTTGCCTCGATGGTAAAGAATAAACGCCTCAGTTTCTTCATTGGCTTTTAGTAGAGGCCATTTAGTTGCAAACATGGCTAATAAGTTTTGACCAGGTTGCCAAGATTCATCAAGAGTTTTTTGAGCTGCGTTTCTATTAGGTTTAAGTAATGGTTCTATAAGGGTTAGTACGCCATCTGTTGTCACCCCTGATGCCAAATCTGTCACCCCTGAAGTCGATTCTGTCACCCCTGAGCGCATTTTTGTCACCCCTGATGCTTTTGCCACAGACGGCAAATTGACCCAGTAAAGATTCGATTTGTATTGACCTCGAGATGGCGCTTGCTGCACCAAAACAATCAGCTCACCCAAATCTGCCAGCTCTTTTATGTCGCGCTGCACAGACCGCTCAGATGCGTTTACCATTCGGGCCAAAGTTTCGATTGATGGCCATGCGCCAATTTCGCCTTGATGATCTGCGATTGCGAGCAGCGTTAGCCTGGCACGCCCCGATGATTTTGATTCACGCCAAACAGCGTTTTGAATTTCGATGCTCATTCTGTTGCCTTTCTAACCGGCAACCCATGTAAAATGAGAAAGCCGATACCTTATCTATCGGTATTGCGGTCACAGGGTTTCCATGCTCTGTGGCCGCTCCTTAATTCTATCGTGCTACGACAATACACCCTTGCCATAGTTGTGCAACTCAATTCGCGAATAATCATCACCCAAAATCACATAAACCTGCTTAGGCCCATCCCAAACCGGCTCAACACTCGGATCAGCCCACCGCGACAATTTCCACCCAAACATGCGCGCGCGAGCTGCAAAATCGGCATCAAACTCCATCAGAAAATTAGCCTGGCTGCAAAACACAATCAAATTCGATGGCCGGTTATACGGCGAGTCGGGCCGAGCGCCACCAAAACCTCTGTTGGCTCGATGTTGCGGAATCAAATCATCGCCGGTGCTACCACAATGCAAACAATGCTTATCGCGCTCGAGCAGTCGCAGAAACTCTTTCGGTTTCATTCATCATCCCAGCCCGGCTTATCCGGCAGCTCGATGTTGAGCGATCTCATCTGAAACCCAATACGCTCAGTAGTTGTATCCGCTGAAGTCATAATTGCAGTTTCGGTCACATCCGGGCTTGCCTCACATTTGTGAGTATCACGCCACTCGCGCCACAACCTAACCTCTTGATTGTGCGACACCTCAAAAGATGACCCACAAAAGCCGCAAGAGTTGCTAATAGACATAATCCAAGATTAGCCAGCGTTGCGGTAAATCAACTCCACCTGGCGGCCAATGCTCGCCGTCAAAACGCCAGCATCTGCAAGTTGCTTAGCCTTATTCTTGACCCGATTCAGCTCAGCCTTAGCCAACTCCAACTCAAAACGCTCAGTACCTGCACTCAACTTGGCCAAATTTTCACGATCCGCAACAGTACCCTGAGCATTCATAAACTCGAGCGCAGATTTGCGGTCATAAGCCAGTTGCTTTTCGGCCACCTGAGTTTCGGCCTCATAAATGGCTTGAGGCGCTTTCGATGCCTCACCAGTCAAACGCTGAATCTCGCTAATTACCTGATCGGGTGTTATCAAGATGAGCCAACCTCTCTTTTTGTAAATCAATCAAGCCAGGCAATAGGTAATGCTGGCCGCTAAAAAATGCGTAATCAATCAACTCTTGCAGCTCAATAATTGAGGCCAACAGAATTTTAAGGTTTAGAAACTTCTGATCCATAGGCTTTGATTTTCTCTAAAATCTTTGCCTGAGCGCCGGCAGCCACCGCATCGGTGTAGAGCAACCGCAAACCATCAACATCATAAGTCAATGCTAGTTTGTCTGCCTCTGCCACAAAGTCGCGTTTAGCCGGTGTTTGACCGCCAGCGACCTTTTGCATTTCTTCTCGGCTTGCACCCTTAGAGCCACCAATAGCCCACCTCAAACACCTGCCAAGAGCCGATGTGTTTGCGTTTTCGAGGGCCGATGTTTTGTTGGCCATTCCAGCGCCGTCAATCTCAAAAGCCCACTCAGTTGCTTTAGGCAAATCGGCGGCCTGATCTGCGGCATTTAGGTAAACCCGAGCCTCGACCACCCACATGCCAACGGCACGATCTGCCGGTGTTGTGTGATTCACCAAGATGCACCTCAAATCCGGGTATTGCTTGATGACTCGAGCGTGGCGCTGCTCAACGGTTTCGTAATCAGCCAGGTTGAAAGATGCCATTACATCTCACCATCTGCACATGCACAATGGCGTGCCTGGCAGCTTGTCGGTGTTGTCGGTGTTGTCGGTGTTGTCGGTTTGACCAACTCAACCAAGTCTTGAATCAGTTTGCCCTGAGCAATCACCAGCTCGGTGAGAGCCGTAACCTGATCGCCAGCCAAAGCAATACGCTTATCGAAAATCTGATTGATTTCCAGTTGCGATTCCCAAACATTGTTAGACATTTTTACCTTTCTTGATACTGAGAGAAACTACGCCGTTGCGGTTTACCGCTCGAGTACAGACAACATACTGCTCACCTGCGACATAGACATAACCATACTTAGAATCACCCAACGCATCAAGAGTGCGCGACTTCAACTCAAATAACAGATTCTGAGCCTTATCAAAGTCATTTTGTACATTTTGTACATGCATACCCAAGTCGCCCAAATCAACGCCCGAATCCGATAAGCCCGGATTCATAAATTTGACCGTTTCGAGAGTGTTGGCAGAACCATCCCACTCAGGTTTCACACCGGTTAGCACACACTCGCGCCAACGATTCACAGCACCCAAAATCGCATCAAACTCAAAGTCATCAAACTCGATATCAAACTCTTTCAGATCGTTGCCGCTAAAGAGAGCCACTAGTTTTGCTTTACGCACACCCATAACCCAGCAATACCACAACACCTGCGCCCGATAATTCAGAGGCACCTCATCAAACGGCACTCGAGCAGTTTTGATTTCCAAAATACCCATCGAACCATCAGGGTAAGTTAGCAAACCATCCGGGTTGGCCCTAGCCCACTCAAACTCATCATGCGCCCAAGTGCCAACCTCATCATGAATCAGAAAACTAGGATTCAGCTCACTCCACACTTGCTTGATGCCAGCCTCGAACACCTGGCCAAAACGCATCGCCAACGATTGCTTGACCTCGCTCGGAATCCTGCCAGTCGCTTTCGCCCACGCAGTAAACGGCGATTCCCACTGTGACCATCCACAAACAATGCCGGCCAGCGTGCCAGTAACCACCGCCTCGCCCTCGCGCAACGCCAACCACTCAGCCGAACCCGACTCAAAGTTGCCCAACAATTTAGCCATAAAATTACCCTTTCAACGATTACCCTAATTATGTGAGTGACCACCGACAAATACAAAACGCCAAAGACCGCCTAATGGAATTGGTGTTAGAAACGCCTGGCGGTGTACCCTGCGAGCAGTCGCCCGATCTATTCTTTCCTGAAGATCAGCCCGATAATGTGATGCAACGCATGGCCGAAAAGATAGCCAAAGAATTGTGCAACACCTGCCCACTCATCGAGCAATGCCGAAACTATGCAATCCTGGCTGCCGAGCCGTACGGAATCTATGGCGGCCTAACCCCTGAAGATCGAGGGCGGCTTATTTCATAAGTGGCGCAAGCGTACCATTTATGGTACGAAATTGCCTATTTCTTAGAGTCGCTGGCTTTCTGAACCGCATCCTGAGTCGCTTTAGCCACAGTATCTTCAGTAGCTGCGCCGGTAGTCGCAATCGCATAACCGATAGCACCAATCACACCTAGCATCAAAGTTGCCCAAGCAATCAAAACACCAGTCATCCAGTTGCCCACCACAACAGCGCCAGTACCGGCAGATGCACCCAAAATAAACAAAAACAAACCAAACCCACGCCACGCAATAGCCCCTAAAACGCCGTATACGGCTCTTAGACGGCTTTTGATGTTGTTTGAAGTCATCTGCTAACCTCTCTCATTTACAGGCTTTAGATTGGCATCTATGTGTTTGTGAACATCGACCAATTTTTCGTAAGGCGCAAGGTGAACATCAAGCGTTCCAGCTGCACCAGCCATGTGCAGGTGAGCGCCAGTCGAAGCCGACCCGGAAGGTGTCTTCTTACCGCCACCAACCAAACCAATAACAGTTTCGCCACCAACCACAACACTATTCAGCTCGAGAGTTGGCTTTACAGCCAGGTGAGCATAAAGCCAGTTGATACCATCGCCACTCGATTGCACTAAACAATGACCCAAAACATCAGACCAAAAGATTTTCTTTACCCGGCCATTAGTGATCGCTTTGATTGGCTTATTCTCGATGGCTTTCTTAGCGCCCCAATCAGAGCCGCGATGTGGATTCTTGCGATAACTCGCAAAATTGCCCAACTCATCGCCGCGATTCTTTGGAAACGGCTCAAAATACTGCATGGCCACCATCAGATTGCCAACCTAAGAATCACAGCAACCACGCTCGAAGAAATAGCCGCCGAAAGCAACCCGGTGATCCAGGCAGACTGCCAACGCGCCTTTTCTAGCTCGCGCACGCGCAACTCAATGTCGGCATAATTCTGCACCATCGCTTTTACTTCAGCGATGTCGCGAACCAACTGAATCAGAATTTTATCGTTGCCAGAATCCATCAAAACAAACTTTCTATCGATCCGAAAGCGTGGATTCGGTGAATAACTAAACCTAGTTTAGCCGATGATAAGAGCGGCCTCATCAGCGGTCATAACTTCACCAGCAACCAACTTGGCGCGCGCAGAAACCTTTAGGGCCGCGATGCGATCTGCCTCAGCCTGGCGTGCAGCATCATCAATAAGACCCTGAGCCTGAGCTGCCTCAACTTCAGCAATTTCTTCAGCGGTCAATTCGATCTCTTGAGAAATACCAGTTTCGCAATTTACAACAATTTTAGTTAGAGCCATTTTCATTCCTTTGTTAGATGTTATGCGCTAGAAACTGTAGCGCCGCCAGAGCCTACCAAAATACCATAAAGATAAGCGGTTGTATGTTCAAGAAAAGTAGTACCAGATGGCGGCAATAAAGAGAGGCTTGAAATTGCGGTGTTATTAGCCCAAACACCAGCGGTTATCATAACGAAACCACCGTTGTAACTAGCTGCAAAACAATCAGCCGAAAACGGCTTAGATACGCCACTTCGATAATTTGGCAAATGCACCTGCATCGCACCAAAGTTGGTAGAGGGTGTGTCTGATGAAAATGTTGCTCGGCCAAGTTCAACAGTAGAAGTAAAACTCAGCGGCCCACCGCCACCGGTAGCATACATAGTTCGAGTAGAGAAACCCGATGCAGATGAGTTTAGGTTGAGCCTCACATTGCCCTGATTTACAGTACGCGCAGACAGAATAATAAACAAATCAGTATAAGTTTGCGGAATCGAGGTGAAATCGATGCTCGATGTGCCGCCAGAGCCTACGGTGCTTGATGCGATAAGAGTGCCATACATTATGCAGTCACCCCATAAAGCGCAACGGTTGTGCCAATACCGAAACTCTGACCGCTACCGAAATACAAAACCAATGAAGTTATTGCGGTTGTGTTATTCCACTTGCTTAAATTCATCTCAACTCCAGAATCAGCACCATTAGACCTAATCATGAAATTTTTGTGCTTATCGGTAGTCGCATAATCTGGCATCCAAACATCGAAAAAAGTGTTATTGCTGCCGCTATTTGAAACATAAAGACTTGTCTGGGTGCCGTAGTTGTAAGCGTTGATATTAACGCCGTTTTGAGTTGTGCCATTCGATCTAAGAATTGTGCCATTGTAGTTTGTGCCGGCATCGTTATTAGCTTTGATAAGCGGAATGCCACCTGACCCAAGCCCGGCAATAGTAATGACCATGTAAAGATCGCGATAAGAGCCGCTGATGCTTGAGAAAGTAATGCTGGTAGCAGTACCAGTCAAAGCAATATTTCCTAATGCGGTAATTGCGCTTGGCATCAGCTACCTCTTCCATAAAGCGAAATTCGAGTGCCAGCCGCAAACGATGCTGAGGTAACTGCATCGCTAACCAAAATTGATGAGATTGCGGCGGTGCTATTCCATGTGCCATTGAAAATAAAGACATCTAGGTAAGCCGCGTTGCCACCAAAAGTTTTAGTTGTCTTTATTTTGTTTGTATTGGTGTAGTCAATCACATCAATAAAGGATGAGCCGTAACCGCTGGCTGAGGCTGATGCGCCAGGCATGTCGCCAGTCAAAAGCGATGTTTGATATGCACCAGGTTGAGCTGAAGTAATCGTTGAACCCTGCCCACGCATCGACTGATACCCATAATTAGAACCTGTATCGCCATTGAAACGCAAAGTCAAATTGCTGATCGAAGTAGCGGCGGTGTAACGGCCCACAACACGAATCTGCAAATGTTTGTAAGTTGCCGGGATTGCGCTAAAAGTTACTGAGGCGGTAGTAGTTGAAAGCAAGCTAGTTGAAATAAGTTCAAAATTACTCGCAACACTAGCGCCACCCTGACTGAGCAAGCCCAGCGGTAAAAGCGACATTAGGCCACCGCACCAATAACGCGGTATGAGTTAGCCGCAACCTTGATAACCGATGCCGCCGAATACTGAGTACCCATCGCAAAACTCTTAGCAGTACCGGCAGTACCTGCACCAGCCCAAGTAGTCACACCTGTACCAGCATTGATGCTCACAGTGCCAGCGCCATCGCGCACAATATCAAAACGCTCACCAATTTCAAACAAATCAGGCACAACAATAGTTTGAGCTGCAGTCGAAGATGAAATGAAAGTTTTGTTGTGATCGTTAGCAGTAACGGTATAAGCCGAAACAGTCGAATTAGTAATAGTTGTGTAGTTGAGGCCAGTCCAACCCGAGCCGTTGTAATAGTCCATCAAACCACCGGTTGTAATGAACGAAACCATGCCAGCACTAACAGCCGTACCCAAAGCCGATGACCTGGCAGCCGTAGTTGCATAAACCTGAACAGTCTGATCCTGTAAAAATGTTTGCACCTGCGCCGCAGTCAAAACCGCACCGCTACTGAATGTGCGCCAACCTGCACCAGCCATAAAAACTCCTAATTAAAAGGCAAGAATCCCTGTGTCTAGGATACCAAACGCCAAGTCATCCAAAACAAATGTGTTAGTTGTAAGCGTACCCAACCCAAGTATCATTCGATGCTCGGTCAAAGTAGCCTGGTGAGTGATCGAGATGACTCGCGCAAACTTCACAATCGCCGGCGCAATGCCGTTAGGTGTGAAAGTGATTTTGCAAACCTGGCCCAACTCCAACCCAAACAGCGAATCTTGCTCACCTGTTGAGAGTTGCGACATAAGCACCTCAACAGCCTCAAAACGATACTCAGGCGCGGCGTATTGACCCAACAGCCAGTTGCCTAACTCGGCAACATCTGCATCGGTTTCATTGAGCAAATCAGTTATAGAAAGCGTACGGATACCGTAATTGCTTTGAGCATCTGTATCGTTAGTCTGAATAGTCACAACAGAATTACGGCGCTGCAGCTCAGTCTGAGTAAACAGCAACTCCGAGCCGTAAACCACTCTCACGCTCGAATAGCGCACGCCCGTATTATCATCACTCAAAACCACCGCACTGCTAGACGGCGCAACAGCGTTACGCGCCTGAAAAGTCAAGTTGCCAGACTTGCCAATAAACAACTCGCCAGGCTCAGTAGTTTCAATAGTCTGCAAATACTCGAGAGCGTTAGCACCTAGCTCGACAGTATCGCCCTGCAAAGTTTCATCACCAGCACTCACAGACCTAGCAGCAGCCGGCCACGCAACACCTGGATCATCAAGAATGCGATTCACACGCGCACCCGACAACTCAACCGGGTTAGTGGCAGCAGTCAAAGTTTGCTGAGAGAGAAACGCGAACCCATCGTAAGCACTCAAAACGGCAACAGAGTCACCATTAGGCGCATAATTCAAATCCCAGTCATCGGTAGTACCCACATAGACGATCTGATTGTTAGACCAAATACGCACATCGCGGCGAGGCACAATCTGCCCATAAAACGGCGATGCCAGGTAAGTCGGGTCAAAGTAGCGGTTGCGGTTATTGAAAGTAACTCGAGCCTGGCCCGAACTGTAACGATCTAACGCACGCGACTTGCCTCGCTGCACCGAAATCTCTTGCACATAGGCGCTCACATCGTAAAAGAACGAACCGCCACCCAACACATAGGCGGTATTGTCTAAAAGGCCCTGCACCGCATCATCGAGAATAAAAAAGTTTCCTGGCCCATTCTCATCAAAACCAAGCTCGACTTTCTCAACTGGTAGCGCCATTATGTTGCCGGTGTCCAAACCGCACCATTGGCACGCTCATAACGCTTGATCTCATCCACAATCGCCTGAGCAACAGACTTACCATCCGTACCCATACCAGCATTCACATTGATAGTTATACCAGCGCGAGTAGTCAAGAAACTCTGACCCATCGAATCTTTACGAATAAACGCATCAGCCGAATTCTTGAAACCCAACCCAGCCAACTGATTAGCCATGCCACCCGACAACGGCGTAACAGTCGAACTCATAGGCACACTCACGCTCGGCGGCTGAATCTTAGCCAACTGCTCAGCCATCCCAACAGATAGCCCGGTAGTGAAAGTAGATGTAAACGCATCAGCCAAAACCTGAGCCGCTTTCACCAAAGCCGAATCCTGAGCCATCAAACCCTGAATGAAACCATTACTGATGATTTCCTCGCCCACCGCAAACATCACATCAGTCGAAGTCTGCGCAATACCCTCAGCCGCCAAATTCAACTCTTTAAAAAGCCCATTTAGCTCAGTAATGGCAGAATCGCCACCCTCGACAATCGCCTGAGCAGTCTGCCCACCAGCCTCGAGGCCAGCACCAAGAATCTGTGCAAACAGGTTGCGGTCAAGACCGGCTTTCTTGAGAGCCAAAAGATTCTTACCAAAAGCAACAGTCTTATCAATGATGCCCTTGAAATTGTTAGTGATCTCGGCAGATGTTGCACCCAAATCGCTGATGCTCACATAGTCGCGAACAGTCGAAACCAAATTCTTAGCAATGTCGATTTTCTTAGCAATGGCATCACGCTGAGCAGCGATCTCATTCAGCACCTTAGCCTCGCGAGCAGCGTACCTGGTAAGCGCATCGAAAGTAGCTGCCGAAATTAGACCCTCTTTGAGAGCATCGGCAACCTTTTCTTGAACAGCGGTAAACGCATCAATCGAGGCTTGCTCAAAGTCGCCCACAATACGCATCGCAGTTTCAAGCGGCCTAACACCAGCCAACACTTCACGCATCGAGGCTTTGAACTCTTGCATACTCGCTGCAAGTTTCTGATACGCAGCCATCGCAGTCGCAGCGGCCTTAGCAGCCTTTTCAGCGGCAATCTGAGCCGGTGTCTTAGCCTTAGTGCCAGTCTTAGATGGATCTTCAGGCGGAATAATCGCCGGCGGATCATAAGTGTTGAGTTTGCCAACACTCTTATCAAGAGCCTCAACATTGTCGCCAATGCTGCCAATCATCGCATCGAGTAGAGCGAAAGTACCTAGACCTGCAGCAACAGCGGCAGCGGCAGTACCAATAGCAGCCCAACCCTTACCAGACTCAGCACCCTTTAGCGCGAGCGTGGCAAGCGCCGTAGCCTTTTGAGCGCCGTAGATGGCCTTAGTGACCAGAAAGATGTTTTTCCAAACTTTATACATCACCAGCAAACCGGCAACAGTTTTCACTAGCCAGGTGTTATCGAGCAAGAAACTAACCATGTTGCCAACAGCGCCAACAATCACACCGAAAGTAGCGGCAATGGCTTGAAGTTTCTCTTGACCCGGCGGCGATGCCAACCACTTAGCAAAATCTTGCAAATAGGGCAAAAGGTGAGTACCGATAGCCTCTTGCAAATTGCCAAAGATAAGATTCAGGCGCTGATACGGATCGAGATTCGCGGCCTCAGCTGCAGACCCAGCAAACTTTTCTTGCAAGAAACCAAACTTGTCTGTGGCATTCGCGATGCCAGGTATGAGCTTGTTTAGGGCCGTACCCTGCCCAGCGTAAGCCTTAGCCAACGCAGCCGAAACAGTCGAAACATCTTTACCTGTGCCGGCAGCAACATCGAGCGCCAACTCCATCAAACCTGTCGCCGCAGTCACATCGCCGGTAGCACGAACCAAACCAGCGAAAGCCGGGCGAATAACATCATCAGGTACAGATGCCATCAACTCCATCTTGGCAATCGATTTCTCAACAGCCGAGATCTGCTCATTAGTTGCGCCAACAGTGTTACGCAACGCAAGCGCAAGCAAACCCTGTGACTTGGCATCTTCAGCCGCCGCTTTACCAGCCCTGTTGAGCTGATTCACCAGCGCACCGATTCCAACAGTTAGGCCAACCGCGCCAAGCGTTTTCTTCATAGTCTGGCCAAGTGACCCCATGCTCTTTTGAGCATTCTTAAAACCACGATCATCAAAGATCGCTTTTACAGGAATAAATAACGCACTAGCCATTAGATGCCTCTCATGTTAAATCGGCGCATCGCATCATCAAGCACTGTCTGAACATCTTGGCTCAACGCTGGCAAACTATCTTCAGCCGCCGGGTAAATAAAACGAGATGCCGAGCCGTCACCAATCTCTCTATTCAGGCTGGCAATAAAAGCGTTACCTTTATTGATGTTGGCGTTACGGCGGCGCGTAGTCGGCGGCGAGTTATCGTTTCTACGGCCCTGACCAACGCTTTTACCTGTGCGGCCAGCCATGTCCAAAATGATTACAGCCGGCGAGAAAATCTTGATACGCAAAAGAGTAGTTGTAAGCGAACGGCCACCCATCGAAGTTTTGAACTGCACTAGGGTCTTATCCACAGCCGTAGCAGTACCCCAACCCAAACGGCCACGATCCTTACGGAAACCCGACAACGGCTCAATATTGCGAATAGTCGATTTGATTTTGCTCTCGAGCGGCCTGGCAATTTTTTTTACATCACGCATGAACTCGGCGCGAAAGTTAGGCCCAGCATCGCGCATTCGCTTTTGCAGCTCGCGAACATCCAAAACGCTTATATCGTTAGCCCCAACATTTACGCCACCCCTGTTACTTAGGCTGCCGGTGAACTTGGCAATGGTAAGTGTAATTGGCTCAGACATAACATCAATTCTACCGCCGGCGTTACCAAAGCGTTATGAAACACCTGCGCCCAAATGTTGCGCTAAGCCAGGCTTATCGGTCATAATTTCATTACCAGGCAACCGCCGGTAGAAAGATAGGGAATCATGACCACAGCAACACTCACCGCCATCGCAAACCTAAAAGCTACGCTGGCAAGAATAGAAACCACAACCGCAACAACCAAATGCTGCATCTGGTGCGGTTACGGCGATCACTACACCGATGAAGTATTTACCAAAGATGGCGCATCAGTCGCCCATTGCTCAAAGGGTTGCGAGCATGATGCAACCGGATTCAGTAGCGCCGATACTCACGAACCCGATGGCAACTACCGCCATGTGGCTGGCGAGTGCGACCTATTCGGTTGTGTAAATGGCGAGTTTGCATAATCATGGGAATCTACAAATACATCGAAACCACGCTGGGCAGACCGCACATCTACAACTATGGCGAGAGCGAGGGTTTCTTTCTATACAACCCGGTCAAACCATTCACAGACGATCATGGCCTGGTAGTCGCGCAAACCATCTACCTAGATGAAGATGGCGAACTATACACAGACAACTACTACTCACGCGCATGGGCCTATTGGAACTTCATCGATGGAACACACTTTGAACTCACAGAGGCCGATGAGCTGATGCGCCTCGAGGCAAGCATGATGCCCGATGGCCTGGTAGATGGCAAGATAAGCAGCGCCGAAAGAGTATTGATGTGGCTCGATCATGGGCTGATACCACTCAAGTCTGAATTTTGGCAGCGCCTAGTTGTATCGCTCGCCTACAACGCCATCACCGATTCAGAGTTTCTAACAGACCTAGCTGCAAACACCTGGTACGGCGTAGAGGCAGTCCAAGAGATGCTAGACAAAGCCGCCGGCGAAGTATTGAAACACCCCAACTTCAGCCTCGCCGGATTCGAGCAACTAACCCCCTAAGTTGCCGAAAATGAGAAAGCCCTAGATCAAGTGTCTAGGGCTTTCTTCATGCCTGGCTATTACGCGCTAACAAAACACGCTGCATAGTGAAAAGCATTCGCGGCGACTCATTCATTAGCACGCTCGGTGCAATGCCTAACTCAACCGCTAGTTGAGCAATAGTCCAATGTGCAGACTCATCGCCCAACGGCGTTATTTTGGGCTGGCCTCACTCGCAGTAACCAACTCAACAGTTTCAATGAAGTCATCAAAACTCTTATCAGTTAGTTTCTGGCGGCTGAGCGCGGCCCACGCGAGAAACACAATGTAAGTCAATTTCTGCTCTTTTTCGAGAGCCGAGATTGAGATAGAAAACTTTTCCTCGAACTTCAGCATGTCTGGCATTTGAACCGAAACCGGATCTTGTACCCGACCATCTAAAAACTCAACGCGTAGATTTAGTTTCATGGTGTCTTTCTTTGTTTAGTTTTGTTTTGTAACTAGGTCTAGGCCGTTGCGCGGGTAACAGTGCCACTTGTCGGAAATGTAACCGAAAGCGTGGCGGCGTCGCCTACTGTTGAGGCGAAGGGCTGGTATTGCGAAATTAAGACCGGCACACTGTAGCTCGGGTTAGTCGATGAAACAGTTGAGCTAGTTGGCTTGATAACAACAGTACCTACAGTGTTGATCAACGGCCATAGGGTCGCATCAACAGAGCCGGCAGCGAAATCCTGGAAGAAGTTGAGCTGCAATGAACCTGAGCGCAGACCACCAACCATAGTTTTCCAACCGCCACCAAAGGTAGTAGTTTCTACTTCATCACTCTGAATGGTGAGGTTTACAGACTGTAGCGCATCGCTTAGTGCTGTGCCATTCAGGGTAATCGAGTAATCAGTAGCAACGAATTTTGCCATTAGATTTCCTTTACTTAATCAGCCTGAACAGTCAGATCGAATTCTGCCGCCAGGTAAGTGTTATCGCCGATAGCCAGGCTGCCATAATTGCGCATCCCGGTAACGACACAATCAAACGCTTTCCCACCCAGTGTGCGATTACTTTCGACTGCAACTCTAATACTACTAGAGCCAGTGCTAGAGCAGAAAGCATCTAACGCATTCTGAGCTGAGCGCCCATCAGCGCGGGCCACAACCAAAGTCACAACGAAGTTGTAAGTAGTCATGCCGTTAGCAAACGACTGGTGATAACTCATCGATGATGGTGCGACAATCGCAAACGGCGGATTCACATTCTCGGGAATGGTAGAGCCGGTGCGCAGACCTGCAATAGTTGCCAGGTTAGTGGCGATGCCAGCGCGTAGATCACTAATCAGCGCCATTATGCGAGAAACCTTGCTAGGCGGTATGGCTCAACCAGTTGCTGCACATCAGGATCTAGTCGAGTGCCAACGCGAATGTAACCCAAGTCTGGTGCGCTCAACACACCCAGCGGCGAGTCTAGGCGTTTGAAGATTCGGCTGCCCTGAATAATCGTTGCCTGTTTGATAGCCACCGGCGCTGCACTCCAACCCCAAGTGCCAATCACTTTCACGCTGGCCTCACCAATGTTTGTGCCGAACACAAAATCGCCAACAGCCCTAATGCGAGTAGCCGGCCAACCGGTCAAACCATCAGCGCGACCATTCAGCGGCTCAAGCTGGTAATCGGTAGCAGCCCAAGTCTGGTCAAACACGCCGTCAAGGTCAGCCGAAACAACCAGGCTGCTTAAGGAAATCAAATCATCAATCTCGCAAACAATAGAATCTTCAGGCGTGAAGTAGCGAGTTGCTGAGCCGTTAGAGTAAAAGTTGCGGCCAGCGAAACCATCAACCAGGCGCGATGCAGACTCCACAGCGGTTTCTAGCAGTGAATCATCGATGTTGTCTGTAATGCGCAGTGCAGATTTGATTTCTGCAAGTGAGCAATAACCATTTGTAATAGCCAAAATGACTCCTAAAGTATTGCTTTTATTTTACCGCTTAGAAAGTCTTTGTTTGATGGCGGTAGTCGAAATGCCATCGGTATACGGAATGTAAATCAAACCAATGCCGCGCTCATCCAACCAATCCTGATCGAAACCCATCTGGTAGTAGTAGTCGCGCCTGGCCCAGTCGCTGCCCACAATGATGTAATCGGGATTGACTTGATCGATGGCAATGCGCGAATCAGCGCCACCAGCGTTAGGCACAACCTGGCTAACCCACTTGCAACCCAGCAACACCGCGCGGCGCTCAGCGTAAGTCATGACCGGCGCTTTACTTTTGTACTCCACAATGAACTCATCTGTGTTTAGGGCCACAACCACCTCGCCCAGCTCGGCTGCGCGTTGCAGAAACGCCACATGCCCGGCATGGAATAGGTCAAAAGTGCCACCTGTGTAAATCAATCCCATCTGTTTGCTCTCCTAGTTTCTAGTGTCCACAGAGATGCCTCTATACGGCCCTGTGCGGCTCTCTGAGCGTGCAATTTAGAGTTATTGGCATAACTTACCGAATTGAATGCCTGAAAGCCGCTATTGAGCGTAGAACTGTTATCGTGGCCCATCTTGCAATGTATAGATTTTTTGTCTATACCTGCCAAATCAACCCGGCGCTCGAGATCATCATCATCAAAATAGAGCGGGTAAAAATCTTCGCTATAAAGCCCGACTTTTGCCACCATGCCCTCGCCAAATACAACACCCGACCATCGAGGCACAATGTCCAAGAAATTCAGCGCCTGAGTGTCCACCTGCTCGGGGATGAGCTGCATCTGGCCAGGCTCAAACCAGGCATCATCATTCACCAAAACCCAATACGGCGCATAGGGTGTGGCTTTCACAATCAGATTCCACGCGCCAACCAAACCCAAACCAAACGGCACTTCAATGTGCCAAAGATTCTGCACTAGATCAGGTTTCTTAGGTTGCCAGGTGCGAGAGCCTGAATTGTTTACAATCACCAAATGCTCAACCGGGTAATCGATGCTGGCCAGCAACCGCTCAGCCAGGTCAAATCGTTTCAGGGTTGCGAACCCCAATACCGGAATCACTTTAGAATCTTGGCCAACGCTGGCAGCCAATAAGTTTGCCAAACATGCTCAGCGCCATAACCCTCAGCGAAATCAATCGCCTTTTGTGACTTACCTCGAGGCGACTCATAAGCGGCATTGAGAGCCGCCACAGTCTGCGGAATGTTAGGCACGCTAAACCAAGACTTTTGCGGATCATCCCACAACGGCTGGCACTCAACCAGCCAACCATCACCGCACAGCTCAGTACTTGCGCAAATGTCCGAAACGATAACGGGCGTGCCACAGGCCTGAGCCTCGATTGTGCCAACACCAAAACCCTCGCCATAACTAATAGCCAGGTAAACATCCATTGCCGTATAGAACGCCGCTAACTCAGCCTGAGAGTAGCCGTAACGATAAGCGACCTGATCGCAGAAAATGACCTGATCCTTAGTTAGCCCACAGGCCATTAGCAGATGATCGAGTTTCCAACCACCAAAACTGCCAAACATGTCTGTGTGTAAATAGAGCACCGCATTGGGCTTATCTTTCGCAAACAAAGCAAAAGCAAGAAACGCCTCGCCCACCGCTTTACGATGAATAGCGCCGCTGGCTTTATTCGCAAAATTCATGCCAACCAAGAAAGTGTCTGCATCGATGCCCATATACTCGCGCACATCCAAATCACCAAGATAGAAAGTCGGTGTAAAAACCGGCTCAACAGCGTGCGGAATGTACAAACTCTCAACACCGCGAATCTTCAGCTGCTCTTGACCCCAACGGCTCATCGCAATCGGCGTAACATTCGGGCGCTTGCACCACTCCAAAACCAGCGGCGGAATCGGATTGTGATCAATCGGTGTCCACGATGCAATGTTTAGATCGGCGTACTTATCGCCGCGCATAATCCAAACATCGTAAAGAGTGATAAGCGCGTTAGGTTGCTTGCCCTTTTCATTTTCTACTTTGGCAACATGATCCTGATGATTCAGCGGCGTAACATCCTGAGAGTAAGCCTCAGCGCCTCGAGCATACTCAGGCACTTCACCATACTCAGATTTCCAAGTGCCATTCACACCCTCGCGGCCATAGTTGCTCAACACCGCAACATCGAGGCCATCGCGAATCATCCGGTTTAGAACCTGATTAGTTTGCACGCCGTAACCAGTTGGCGCGGTTGCAGAATTTGAAAACCAGCTGATCGTGCCGGTGAGTTTAGTCATTAGATGCCTCTCGCGTAGATGGCCTAATAATAGCAAAACCCCGCCGGAAAGATAGGGGGAATCCGGCGAGGTTTTACAAAAAAATTATGGCACAGAAACGCCACAAAATGCAAGATAAAAGAAACGGCCCGGCAAATCCACGCGATGCCGAGCCGTTTCCGTTTGTTACTTCGAGATTAGCTTGCGCCACCCTTGAAGTAGCCAATGTGTGTAGCGTGAGTCAATCCACCATCAACACGGATTAGGCCGCGATAAGCGGTCACATCGGTGTTAAAAGCGAAGTCGGTTGAACTTGCAACCTGCACGCCACCAGCAACGCGAGCCTTGAATGATGGCAAGTGTCCGAATAGAACAGACTTAGCAGCAGTACCAACAGCTGGGATTGCAGGGTTTTCGTAAACCGAGTAACCAAGCAACTGAGCTGGCTGGCCGTTTACTGCATTGTCTAGCCAGATGTAGTTTCCTGCGCCATCCTTTAGCTTGCGAGCAGCAGCGATACCGCTCTTAGCCATCATGAAGCCCAGTCCAGGTAGAACGCGTGCGCCGTCTGCAATTCCGTAAACCAAGTCAATTAGGTTTTCGTAAGTTGCAGCACCTGAAACACCAGTACCACCAGTAACAACTGAACCAGCAGCAGCAACCAACTTATCGGTTAGTGCAGTGTTGGTCTGAACACCTAGTGAAGTACCTAGTTGCTGAGCGATGTAACCAGTGATATCAAATCCTGCATCGGTTACCAATTCGTTGGCCAAATTGACGATCGCGCCATATTTGATTGCCCCGAGAGTAATTGATGAGAATGTTGGGTTTGACTCTGCAACAGTGCCAGCTGCAGCAACTGAACCAGCGGTGCTGATTGCAGTAACAGTTGGCAATACTAGGTTTTCACCCGATGCAGTGTTGAACACCTCTGAGGTAGTAAGGATTGGGCCAACTAGGGTCGCAATCTGAAATACCTGGTCATAAAAGCTCGATGGAACAGTCGCCGAGCTAGGTGTGAGCGGTGCGCGAGTTTCACGCATGAACTCGTATGAACGAGTTTCGCCGCGAGCAATCGCACGAAGAACCTCTGCATCGGTGTTAGCCGGTGCAACTTCAGGTGCGAATGATCCAGCAGCCTCAGCAGCCTCAGCTGAACGCTGGGCAACTTTCTGAGCAGTAGCAATGGCAGCATCGCGCTGCTCAATGTCTGCCTCGAGGCGAGCAATCTTTTGTGAGTCCTCAGCAGTAAGGCCGCCACGCTTTTCAGCGTCATCCAAAACTTCACGCATCTGTGAAATTAGGTTGTTGCGAACTTCAGCCTGACCCTTGATGAAATCAGACATGATTTCCTTTCAAATAGGTTAGATGAATTTTCTGCCGCGCTAACGCTGAACAGAGTTGGCCGCGCTAACGCTGAACCTAATAAAAGTTTAGCCACCGCAATATAACAGCGGAAAGAAAAACCCTCTCGGCAAAAGGGTAAAAAGCCGAGAGGGTAAAACTCGAATTATTAGCGAGTTTCTTTGGCCTCAGTAACCCGAACTTCTTTAGCCGGTACTGAAGAACCTTTTATGTCTTTGACTAGCTCGGCGATAAGCCCAATCTCAGGCTCGCCAGCGATCTCATTGATTACCTTTACAGCAATCTCAATTTCTTCTTTAGTTGGCATTACATTTCCTTAAGTAGTAGATCGAGTTTCTTCTTCTTCAGTGCGAGTATGTCGCCCTGCACTTCTTGCACTTCTTCGGTCTTAGTAAGTTTCGCCACAACATCGGTAATGAGTGTCGCGTGGCTTTCTTCTAATTCCTCGCCCGACTCCAGGCGCATGAGAGCATCAGCCAACTGATCGGCATCGATGCCGGTAGATGCTGAGCGAACAGAGATTGTGCCAGCGGTAGCGGTATATGCCGGCCACGAAACCACACTGACCTCGAATAATCTGACTGCCTCAAGAGTGCGAACCTCACCATTTGATGACCACGAATCCTTGATAACTGAAAATCCAAAAGACATAGAATCAATCACTTTTGACCTAATGAGCTCGGCAACGTCAAATCCGCGCGAAGTCTTAACAAGGGTCGCCTCAACGCGCAAACCAATCTCATCTTCAGTTAGGCGCAGCGTGCCACCGCGAACAGATGCCAGCGGCTCGCCAGCATCGTGATTCCACAACAGTTTGACCTCATTGCGCGACTGTAGTGAACGCTTGAAAGCGCCAGGCGCAATACGCTCAATGAATGGCAACGGCTCAGAGTCCGAATTGAAAACGGCAGCATAACCAGTAAACGACATGCCATCAGCGGTTTCGCGAATCTCAAAATCGGTAGCGTGAATGCGCTGCTCTTGCTTGCCGGTAGAACGGCCCTCAGACTCGCCACCCTCAAGCTGGGCTTTGATGCGAAACGCAACATCGACCCACTTTGAACGAACATCTGCAGTCATAGTTTCTCTTTCTTCATCTGCCCTAATTCTAGCAACCACGCTCTCGGCGTAAGCCAAAGTGCGCTCGGCTGCACGCTTAGTTGGGCCTGAACCCCAAAGCAAATGTGCAACCACGCCAGCACTCGGATAGTTATCTGAACTCGGGTCTGCATCCGGTGAATCCAAGTCGCCCAAGTGTCGAGCGATCCAGGCAGCGATGCGAATCCACTTATCATCAGACACAGTGCCATCAGCCATCTGCCTGGCCTCATCAACTGTGCGATCTACCAAACCATCGCCAGCCAAACCATCGGCGTAATACTCGAGGCCGCGCCTGGCAGCCGCACGCATGTACGCTGGCGCATCCTGATTTACTGCACGCTCATCAAGCTCATCTTCATCGCCAAAAACTTCTGGCTCAGCAATGCGAGTCAAATCGGCAACAGGCACAGTGCTAATCAAAACTGACTCAACAAAGAAACCGCCCATATCTTCATAAATCTTTACCTGAGCAGTTTCGCCATCAACCGAATAAATCTCACCAGTCAAAGTTTCGCCATCAACAACCCAAGTCACATAATCGCCAACTAGCAAACTGCCAACAGCGGCACGCTCACCCTCAAACGGCTCATCAGTCGAGATAGAAACAGCAACAGCCTGATCGATGGCAGATTGCTTATCTTGATGGCAACCAAGAATGTCGCCAGCCTCATCGACTACGGCCCAGCCACCTTTACAACCCTCGCGGTCTTTAGCAATGAAATAAGGCATTTTAGGCTATCCTCATCCAACTAACTTCATGTGTTCCAGAACCGGAAACTGCAAATAAAGCGGTCAATGGTGGCAACTCAAGCGTGAGAGTTGAATTTGCATGCAAGTTGAATCCATTATTTTCTGTAACATCAGAACCACCAAGATAAACAGAATTACTGCCTGAATTGTGCAACACCAACTTAAAAGGATTTTGACTTATGCCATCTAATTGCACTCTTGTTGTAGTAACGCTCAGTTGCCCAGTAATAATAGACATTAGTAAACCGCCGATGGGTCTGCCGGGTCAATCATCGCTACCGGCTGCAGCTGAGTCGATGGTACGCCGGTGTGAGCAATCTCAGGCAAGTTGAGAGCAGACAGAGTTTCTTCAGGGCTAAAGCCAACCTGGATAAGCATCTGCGCCATCTTTACGCGCTTTTCTTGCTCGATAACAGCGGTCTGCGCCAAGTCGATGTTGGCTAGTGGCACTCTGAACTGATCGCCATCGGCAACTGGTGTTAGATCTTCGAGGCGGCGCACATCGTTTACAGACATGAAACCAGCCTGAGTACCAATGCTGTAAGAGGTCATACGCGACTGCAGATCGCCACGCAACAGCGCATTGAAGTTGAACTTGATGAACGCCGATGGCGATGGCAAAAGTTTGCTATAACTCCACTCGATTTTCTCGAGTATTGGCCTAAGCGTGTGACTTATGAACTGCAATCCATTCTGCTCGACAGACGCGAAACTGTTAGAGCCTGGCACATCCATCATGTGCAACGGAATGTTGAACGCGCGAGCAATTTCCTCAACCGCAAACCTGCGCGAATCCAAGAACTGAGCCTGGTCATTAGGCACGCTAGTCGGGTTGTATTTTGCGCCACCCGACAATACACCAGTTTTGTGCGCTTTACGCCAACCTCTGTGGCGAGAGTCGAAACCATCAACCAAATTCTTGGCTTGCTCAGCGGTTAGAGCGCCTGGAAACTCAATCACGCCCTGAGTAGTTGCGCCCTGCCCAAAGAATCGAGCTGCATAGGCTTGCAACGCGGTAGCAACACCCAAAGCATCTTTCAGTTTATTTACGCGCGAGATGCCAACCAAAGAGCCAGGCTCGGCCAAGTCAATGATGTGAATAACCTCATCGCTGGTAAGCGGCTGACTATCTGCGCCAACATAAAACATTTTGCGACCAATACTGTCGCGCTTTACCTCAACAGTTGTCGGATCTAGCACAACCAGGTTTACAACCTCGCCATTGCCATCACGAAATACGCGCGTAAAACTGTTGCCATGCACCAGCATCGAGGTAACAACCGAGCCGTAATGTGCCTGGCGAGTTGTATCAACATCTGGCTGATCGACCCAAGCCGGGCGAGGTCTAAGAGGGCGACGCTCACCATCGCTACGCACATAAGCATCAACCGGCAATGTCGAGATGGTGTCGCTGATTAGGCTAACTGCCGAAAAGAAAGCGACAATCTCAAAAGCGTTACGGCCATTGATAGCAACACCAGCGTTTGACTCAATGCCAGGCTCAATGCCCGATCCCCAAACAGTTTGGAAACTGATGGCGCGTTGCTCGAAAAGTTTATTTAGCATTATTTAGCGCCTCTTTCAATGGCCAACCCGAAAACAACCAAACCAATACCAGCCACAACCAACCCAGCCGGCACAGCCCAAAGCCCAACACCGATAGCGACAACAGCCATACCGGTTGCTTGCATAATCGTTGGAATCATCAACACGCCTTTACATAAAGAACTCAGGTACTACCTGTGTTTCCATTTTAGCCGATGCTCGGTCATAAGCAATTACCGCAGCCACCGCAGCATCGATTCGGCGGTTAGAGTTGCGGTTTTCTTTCACGATGCGCGGCCCTAAATTATCAATCTTGATAACCGCGTTAGTGAAGTGTCGGGCAACCAACGGATCGCCATCATGCGACAGACGGCCCTCAGTAACCGCATCATAAAACCGAGCGCACGATGCAACCATACGCCTGGCCGATGTAGACGGATACTCAACAATCGGAATGCCCTGATCTTGCAAAACTTCCATCGAGCGTTGCCATCGGAAAGGGTCACATGCCACCTCGCGCACTTTGTAAGCTGCACAAAACTTGGCAATCTCAAACTCGGCATCTTGAATGTCCACGCGCCAAGAGTCATCAGCCTCTACCGGCTTTTCCCAAGCCTTGACTAAGAAAATGTGCGCCGGCTTATCTTCAGTCGGGATAGTGCAGCCAACTATCACAGTTGTATCGCCACTAAAAGAGCCATCGAAACCCAAGATGTATTCGGCATCAACATCGAGCGGTTGCGGCTCGGCCAAAGATTCCCAAACACCCGATGGCAGCCAACTCATCTGCGAGCTAACCCATTGATTCAAACGCTTAGTGCGAAACTCGGCCTCTGGCGTGCGCCTAACTGCAGACTCAAAATCGGCTGCCGAAACAATATCATCAAAGCCCGGATTCGCAGCTTGCCAGGTAGTCGGCTCGCGGTGATCTGCCTCTGGCGCAGCTTCCCACCAGGCCATAAAAAACGCCGGGTCATCAATCTCGCCAGTAGCAACTCGCTTGCCATAGTTGTAGAGCGAATAAGCAATGGAATCTTGACCGCTTGCATCAGACTTCACACCGGCAGTAGTGATCGCGACAACCTGCCCAATCTTGCCTCTGTTACCCATCGCCAGCGACATAACATCAAACAATTCGCGGTTGGGCTGAGCGTGCAACTCATCGAGTATTACGCGGCTAGGGTTTAAACCCTCTGCGGCCCAACTCTCGGCAGACATAACTTTGAAAACAGAATTTGTTTCAGGCACAAAGATTGAGTCGCGAAATACCTGCACCAAATCTTTCAGCTCAGACCTCTCGACCATTCGCTTAGCCTCGCTGAAAACAATGCGAGCCTGTTCACGCGTAGCCGCCACCGCGATAACTTCGCCACCATTGATGCCCTCACCCAGCAACGAATAAAGCCCAATCGCCGCACTCGATAACGCGCTCTTGCCATTCTTTCGCGGCATCCCAATCAGCGCAGTCTGATGCACCAGGCCGCCATCTTCATCGCGAGCATACAAATGCCTGAGCAAATCTTTCTGCCAATCACGCAACCTGAGCGGATCACCGGCGCGGCCAGCAACACCATCTTTCCCAACCGAGCCAAAAGCCTCAGCAAATAGGGCAGCCACATCACCATCGCCACGATCCATCGCGGCCTCATCCACCGGCGTTAGCCAGGCTGGTGGCCAACTAGCCATTCTTCTTGGCTTTCAACTCCATCAACTCTTGCAACTTAGTCTTTGTCTTAGTACTAATCAGCCCAAGCCTGGTGCGATCAGCCGGTGTAAACCCGAGCAGACTCAGATTCTTCACAATCAACACCTCAACATCATTGAGCTGCTTAGTCATGTGCCACTCATCCGGGTGAGCCGCCACATAATCGCGTAAAGTTTCGCGGCGGTCAATCTGCTCACAAATCATCTGCACCAGCTGAGTATCCGTCTTGATAGAAATCCACAACTCGCCAACGCCAAAGATCGAATCCCAAAACACTTTCCCATGCTCACCCAAAGGGCGCAGCGGCTCAACATACCCATACTCGAGCGGCGCGATGCCATCATTTGTGCGAATAGGGCGCTTGCCAGGATTGCCCTGTAGCAGCCTCAATTCAGCCGGCTTAGGTTGATTAGCCATAACCCAACACCCAATCTCTCAAAGTCGCTTAGAGCGCCACACAGCGCGTTTAAAGCCTAACTGAGAAACCGCTCAAATGCGTATGTGTATGAAAAAG